ATATTTGGAAATTGACGTTTTGCTTCTGTAAGGAAAACACCAACGTGTCCTTTACCTTCTTTGATTAACAAATACTGATCTTGTAATGTCTTTTTCATTATTTTTCTGATAAGAGTTGTTTTATTTCTTTTAAATAGCTTAAAACTATTTCGATTGGTTTATTGATATCATATGAACCAGCATTTCCACCGTATAATTCAATAGTTTCATTTTTTGCATTTGAAACAAGTGGTTGAATTTCGTTCATTAATTTTTCAATTTCGTCTAACGAAGCAATACGTCTTTTTTGAACGTCATTCATTTCGTTTAATGTATCATCTTCCCAAAGTTGTTTAACTTCCAAACCAGACCCTTTAATTTTTTTAGGTACTAGTGTGTATTTAAATTGCTTTACATAAGCATTATCCTTAACACCTTCAGAACCAGCACTTGGACCCATTCCTAAAGTTGCTCCAGGACCTTCTTTAATATTTTTTGTTTTTTTAAATGCCTTTGGAGTAGCATAATTCATTCCTTGACCAGGAGAAAACGAAGCACCACCCATTCCGGTAGCGCTCATTTCTGCTAGTTTTTTGCGAATTATTTCTTTAATTTTTTCCATTTACAGTTTCTAACTCGTTGATTAAATCATAATACTGCAACAAGTCAACTAAATCATTATCGGTAATTTTAGCTGTTTTAGCTGGTACCTGGATAATATTGATAATTTCGTTGATTTTGATTTTAGTTACTTCGTTTTTAGTTTTAGCGTTTAGTTTAGCTAATTCTTCTTTAATTTCAACTACCTTGGTAGTGTAAAATTCTTTTAAACGTGGTTTATTATCAACCGAAGTAATAAATTCTTTAAGGATTTCTTTTTGACGTGGGTGTAGATCGTTGTATTTTGTATTAAAGCTTTCTAATACCAGTTTATACGCTAAAAAGCGAACGTCTTTATCAGCTTTTTCAAATTCACCCATTACCTCGTCACGTACTTTACTTTCAGCAATTTTAGCAGCAGTTAAATGCTCTAAAATAGTTACTTTATTGTTGATAGCTTGATCAGGATCAATAGTATGTTGAGCATTTGCGATTTCAGTCAACGTATAGAATGCAGCAAACATTTTATAGTTTGGTAGCTTGTGATTAAAAAACTCGTTTAAATCGTAGTGTTTTTGAATCTCGTTGATCAAATTGTATTTTTGACGTTTGATAGCTCCTCTATTCAATGTTTTAGAAGATTCGATTAATGTATCTACTACAACGTTTGCTTTACCTTCAGTTAATGATGTTCTTTTAAGTAACGTTTCATATAACTTATACTCACGACCCAATTCCGACTTAACGAAATATTTTTTAAGTATATCTTTAGCCGGGGAATCCTTTCCATCCAGTGTGTCTGTGGTGATCTGGCGAACCAAAAGTTCAAAGAGGATACCCGTGTTTTTATACTTTGAATGTTTAACTTGCATTCTGGTAATATTTGTTTATTTATAAATATATAGAATTTTCTTACTCTCGTATCTGTGATTCATCTAATAGTGAATTCCCCCTAATGTCTGATTCAAAAATCATTTGTTTGTGTTGGTTTTTGATATCATTAAACATTCTCTTGTTAGGATTTGGTTTACCTTTAGTTTCAAGTGCTAATGGGCTACCACCTTTGTATTGAGGTCTAATTGAATCTGATTCGTCTCCGTCTTTTTTAACGCCGTCTGTTCCAAGTCTGTCTTTTCCAAGTGCATTATCTTGTGTATTTTTATCAGTTACTTTTTCTTCAGGGCGACCTAAATCTTTATCCTCATCATATCCTAAAGGTACTTCAGTTGCTTCATATCTACCTCTACCATATAAGGAAGCTAGATCGTGTGGTGTACCGTAAGATTTTCCAGTTTCAAGTGGGTCGTTACCTTCGTTTTCAATCTGTGCAATACGGAATTTACGTTTAGCATCTTGTAAAAGCAAGTCTCTATATTCATCATATTGATCTTCACTCAAATGGAATAAGTTTTCATATATCCAGTCAGTAGGTAGGAGTTTATTTTCCATCATCTGAGCAGCTAGATCAACTTTTTCTTTCATCAATGCTACTCTTTCTTGATCGTAAATGATTGAAGGTGTAGTAAGTGATAATTCAAAGTTTGTCATGCTTTCGTCACGATAACCTTGAGAATATAAGTGAACTAAAGCAATTTTAGTCAATTCAGATACAACAATACGTTGAATACGCTCAATTGTACGTGCAAATCGAATATCTTCAGCAGCTAATGTAGCTTTACCTGTTAAATCTTTTTCGTAACCCATAAATGCTTTAGGCACCTTAAGGGCAGCAAATAATTTATCACGTAAGTAGGTAACGTCTTCAATACCTTGCCATTGTAGACCTGCTAAATTATCAATTTTAGTTGCTTGATCATTACCACGTACTGGGATATAGAAGTCTTCAAGTAGGTTTTGCATGTTGTACTTCAAGTTATAATCACCAGTATTTTGGTCAATATAAGGAGTACGTTTCATTTTGGAAATTGTTTTCTGCATGAAGTTTTCTACTTCAGCAGGTGCAATGTTTCCAACATTGATGTAGAAGATACGTTTTTCAGGTGCGCGAACGATACGGTGAATTAACATCGCATCCTCCATCATAATATATTGCTTAAACAGCTTACGAGCAGGCTCTAAATATGATCTACCATAAGGTAAAAAGTTAGTATCCGTTAATAAACGGAAGTGTGCCATTTCATAGTTGTCAAAGAAAATAGCATTTGCTTGATTACCTGAATTTGGTACGTTGTAATAACCATAGTCTGAAGGGGATGAAATACCATCTGGATCAAAACGGAAACGTACTGAATTTGGGTGGTCTTTATCGTACCCGTCTTGTCTTTCAATATGGAATGCGTTGTAAGGGATTACATTATACACACCAAATTTTTCGGCAATTTCTAGTTTCAAGAAGAAATCACCATATTTCAACATGTTACGAATCCAAGGCCACAAGTTAAATTCTACATTCAATACATCATAGAATAAATTGTATAGAATTTTTTGTACATCTTCATCAGATGAGCGAATTTGTAATACCTCACCCATGTCATTACGCAATGTACTTTCATCAGCTAAGATATCTAGGGCAGAAGCAATAATAGCATCTGTATCCATTGAATCATATTCGGAATAAAGTGTGGGGCGTAAAGTTTGGTAGTTGAAGCTACTTTGATATCCATAAATTGAGGTGTGTGAGTTAGTATAGATACGATTAAATCTATCTACCAACGCATTTGTTTCATATTCACCTGAAACTTGGATCTTGTTTATATCAAATACTTTTAACTGGTTATCTCCTTCATTTCGAATGATAACATCAGTTGAAAATAGTCGTCTTAATCGTGTAAATAATCCTGTATCTGCCATATTTTAGTTTATATAAGCCAAGAAATGTCTTCTTTGCCGTTTGAGTAAGGGTTGTCTATTTGAAATGGGTTGTTATTATACTTATCAGCATAACTAGGCCCATTGGAATAACCTCCAGCATATGCGGTTTTGGAATTACCAATACCATTTAACATACTTTTAGTCATTTCCATATTACTTGTTCTAAGTTTAAATGCGGTTTCACGTAAGTAACAACCAATACAAAATGCCATTACTAGGTCATCATTGTATCCTGATTGAGCTTCTGCTCTACCGTTTCTCCATATAAATACTTTCATTTCCTCCATTAGGCGAGCAGAATGAAAAACAACTCCTTTATCCATAACAGCTTCTTGGAATTTTCCAATTGCTATAGGACGAGTTGTATTTGACATTGTAAAACCTGGGGTCATTTTACTGTGATCCATATAAGGATCAAAGAAAGAATCTACATTATTTGATCCACCTTTTGGTGAGTAATAGAAATTTTGATAACCTCTGTCTAAAATGGTTTGTACGGTTGACCAACCTACGCTTTGATTTTCGACTGCTAACAAGGCATTGTTATATTCCGTTGCAATGCTTGTTAACAAATGTCCATAATCTTTTGTATTAATTTGGCCCTTATATTCACCTACCTGAGTGAATGTTTCGACATCAAAGATGTGAAACGCCGAATAATCCTTGCCATCGCCACGCGCTACATCAGCTACGATCAGATAACTCCTCGAATAATCCGCTGGTTCCCAAATCCATAGATTTTGATCAATACCACGTTTTTCTAGAGGTTCTTTCACGTGAAATTGTTCGTAAAAAGTAATATCTTCAGGGGTGAATACTGTATCACCCGATGTTGTAAAGTCACAGTCACATTCCTGTGCTGCCATTCGAATACCTAAATCTTTATCTTGTTGATCTCTCCATGATTGATCTCGTTCAGGGTGAACTTCCCAAGGTAATCTAATAGGTAAGAAACTGTTATCACCCATTTCAGCATTAACCCATGTCTGATGGAACCAGTTACCTGTACCATAAGGTGTAGATAATGCAATACATCCACCACCAGTAGCTAAGGTTTGTTGAGCTGAGGCCCAAATCTCACCAATGTTGTGAATGAAGGCGGCCTCATCTATAATCAACAATGAAACGGCTTCTGATCGACCTGCATCTGCTGATGCACCAACTGCTTTAATTTGAGATCCATTTGGCAGTCGAAGTGTTAATTTATTTGCCTCGTCAGGTTTATTTGCAAATTTCAACCAGGAAGGTAAGCTTTCATACATGAATTTTACCTTGGTAACCATGTTTTTAGCGGTTTCCTGTTTTGTTGCAATACAAAGGATGTTTTTATCTTCATGGAAGATCATCATCCACAATGAATAACCTGCGGCTAATGTTGAGATACCTAACTGGCGAGATTTAAGTACTATTGAGTATGGGTTCTCTTGGAATAGAGTAAGTACTTTTTCTTGGAATGGATAAAGGTTAAAAGGCATTCGCCCACGCTTCGGATGCTGGATCTGGCAGTATTTTTTCATAAAATATGCCGGTGATTGGGCACACTTTATATACTCCTCGCGGACGACTTGTTTTAAACTTTTTTCTTCCATTACTTAATTATGGTAAATGTAAGAAGAATAAGTATGGAAGACACGAATCCTCCACCTAACCATTTAATACCTTTCTTTAAGTTAGTGTTTTTGCGAGTTAGATCTTTAACGTCTTTTTCTAATCCTTTAATTACAGTATCTTGTACAGTAACAATCTTTTCATAGTCTGCTACTTGCTTAAGATAATTTTTTTCTTTAGATACGTAAATGCTAATTGTACTATCTTTGGCGTCAATTTTTTCATTCAACTGCCATACCATTTTGTTTACAACTTTTAATTCAGCAATAGCAGAATCACCTCGTGTAAGGTCAATTGCAATAGCTCGTGCTTTATCGTGTGAAAAACAAATTTTATCTGTAACGGTCTGAGAAAAACTGCTCGAGCTCAGTATTAGAAGCACTAGTAAGATCTTTAATTTTGTTGCCATAATATGTGCGTGTTTGTTGTAGCTCTTTTTCGGTGTGTTTAATTTCTATATTCAATGAATCAACAATGTGATTTTGTTGATCGAGTTGTTTGTTTAAAACTTTTTGACCAAATTTCAATACTTCAATATTGTTTTTTAGTCGCTCAATTTCCTGTTTTTGTTTTTCGTATTTGTCAGTTGGTGTAGGTTTTTCAATATCACACTTAACTAAAAATACTAGTAACAATAAAAGTATCCCACCTATGATAAGATGGGATAACTTTAGTTGGAATGTTTTATTTTGGATCATGCTTCAACTTCTCTACCAGCAGCACGTTTCAAATCGTCCATCATTGATTTAGCGAATTTGAATTTATCTTTTGCTAGTTTTAAAATACCATCAATTTTAGCTTTATCATCTTTATTTTTCTTAACTGAAGCTAGGAATTGATTGAATTTAACTTTCTTTTCTTCTGGGGTAGATGCTAATTCTTTTGCTGTTGAATCACTACCTGCTGATTTAGTTGCTGCTGCATCTTCATCATCAGAATAAGATACATCATCGAATCCATCATCTCCAGGTGTACGAGTAGCTATTTTTGCTTTAGGTTCACCTGCTGGTCTTCCTTTTTTACCTGTAGAAGCTGGTTTTTCTGGTTTGTTTGGATCTGCTTTTCTACCACGTTGTCCTGGTTCTTTTAAACCTAATGCTTTTAAGATAGCATTGTTTGTTTGATTATCTTGCAATTTACTTCCAGAATCGTCAAATTCTGTTTGTTTTTTCAAAGCTTGAGCAACAGCAGAAGTTTGACCTTTACCAGAAATTTGTTGACGGATAGCTTTCAAAAGACCTTTTAAACCTTCTTTATCCATTTTAGATACATCTGCTTTAGATATTCCTCTATCTGAAAGTGTTCTGTTAACAACTTTTTCCATAGCTGCTTCTAGTGTATCTTCTTCACCATATTTTGCTGCTACTTGTTTATCAAATCGACCACCGAAATCTGGGACTTCATTAAGTTCTTCTGATTCAGCTACACCGGTTTTCATCAATTCAGCTTTTTTCTTTTGTAGGGCTTTGATTTCTAAATCGGCAGCTTTAATAGCAGCCATTTGAGCTGCTTTTTCTTCTGCTTCACCTTCATGTAAAACAGCACTAATTTCTTCACGTATGATTTCGAGTAAACGAGATTTTTTCATTGTCTAATTTTATTTATAAATATTAGAGACCCATTACTTGTTTCAATTTCTTGATTCTCTCCTCGGTAGTACCTGATAGTCTAGCAAAATGAGGAATTTTGGTTTTATGTTTCTCAATAATTTTACAAATCTCTTTATCAATTTCCATTCGATATTCTGCATCTATAGCACGCACTCCATTATCTTCTAATTCAACACCATTAGGTGAAACGTAGAAAATATAGTCATATTCGCGCAATAAATGAGCAGCAACTTCGTTTAATGTATCACCTATATAATATGGAATTGAATCAGCTAAACGCGTAAATGCCATTACATCAATAACAGTACGATCAGTAATTACATTGTCTAAATACAATTCACTTGAACGTTCAGCCAAAAATACAAATTGACCTTTTAATGTTGAGTCAGTGTTTAATGGAATACCTAAATCACGTAGATATTTTGAACGTTCTGTTCTAAATTCATAATCTGCAAATTCAGGTAATTCTTTTAATGCATTAACTAGTGTTGTTTTACCAACTGAAATTGTTCCACAAAATCCGATTTTCATAACTTTTATTTTAAAAAACTTTCTGCTACATAAATTGCTTGTGCTCCTGATACTGTAATACCACGTGCACTTAAAGCATCACCTACGAAATGTACGTTAGGATAATCTATTAAACTAAGATTACTATAATCTACTTTTACCTCAGGTGACAAATATTTTACTTCAGGAATGTACATACCCCAATCGTCTCCAAGTGTAGGAAATACTTTTTTCATATCCATGATAAAATCCCAAACATATCTAAAATAACCACCCATTGATTGTTCTACAACATGAATAAGTGTATCGAAGCTAATTTGAACTGCACTTACATTGTTACCTTCAGATGTAGAAGATGGTTGTCGAGTGTAATTAGGTGAATAATATAAACCAGTACCACCAGATTGGAGTTTGTTTACTACTTCACGTGACCAAGTAAATGGATCTTCAATACCATTAATTTCCATTAAGATACCAAAGTTAGTCATGTTATTTCGGTATGCTTCATCTTTCTTAGCGTGACCATTGTAACTGTGATCTCCATATGTTTCCTCTACAGCAACATAAGCAGCATTATTGTTAGTACAGAATGAACGTAATGATACTCCTTCATCTTCAAATTTTCTATATAACTTAAAGTCATATGAAATATCGATTAGTTTTTGGAAGTGTTCTTGTGGTGCCTCAAAACGTACTCCGATTTGAACTGATTTAGGTTCATCTGGGAGTTTATATTCTTGGGCTAATTCTTGAGCAAAGTCAATACCTGATTTGCCTACACCGAAAATAAGTTCATCATATGTGATATCGGCATTATGTGTGTAAGCTCGGTTATTTTTAAAATCAATAGATTCTACTTTAGTTTCCCAATGAAATACAACACCTTTAGATACTAAATAATCATACCAGTTTTTAGCAATTTCAGATAAATAATCTGTACCTACGTGCCATACTGGGAATAATCGTAAGCCGAAATATGGTTTAATGAATTCAGGTTCCTCAACAGGATTTGAACATTGTACTTCTTCAGGTTTAGGGTGAAAACGTTTGAAATTGGTAATCACTTGATCCATCAATTCCATTGCTTTATCTTCACCACAATATTTAGACAATTGTCCTCCAATTGCTGTATGATAAGTCAATTTACCATCAGACCAACCTCCAGCACCGAGAAAACCTGTCATTACTTCTTCAGGTTTACGTTTGTATGGATCTTTACCCATATCAATTACTGTGATTAATTCTCCAGGATAACCGTTATCCACTAACTTTGTTGCCGCATTCACACCTGCTACTCCGGCTCCTACTATTACTATTCTCTTGTCCATATTCTATTTTATATTTTAAATATACAAAAAAAAGTGACCCAATCCAAAGATTGGGCCACAGCTCCTAAAATTTTTTAAATCGACAGGCTATGAATCTGTCTATATGTTATGCTATTTTTTTAACACTCATTACTCTATCTCCACGTCCAAAAAGATGGTTATCAATTTTATATTGCCATATTTTTGTTGAGCCCTCAGCATTATCTATATCTTCTTGAGTGATAGTTACTATTTCATCATCACCACCTGAACCACCATCAATAGTATATTCTACTTTATATTTTCCTGGTTCAGTAGGGAATTGGTCTTTAAGTTCTTCACTTAAAGCACGTTTAAGTTCTTCTTTTACCAATTGTTTTAAGCCGTCTAGCTTCATGATTTGTGTATTTTTAATTTCAAAGTACCAGTTCCTTTAATGACTCTATGCCATTCGTGTCTTGGTATAAATATACGTTCTTTTAGTGAGGTAGGCAACTGATCTTCTAACTGGAGTTTCCAGTCTGTATCTTCTAGGATTTCAACTGTTCTATCTTCATCATCACGATGCCATAATAGTTCAATTGGGTCTATATTTTCACTAAATTCGCGAATAATATATTTGTCAGTAACTTCTATATCCGTGTAAGGAGTCATTTAGAAGGTTTTATTTAAAGTAAATATTTCAGAATATATAGAATTACCGGAATTAGCAGTATCCCATTGGGCTGTAACTGATAGGGTATTATTTATTGTAGTATCAAAAGTGGTTGAGTTTATGGTACTAAAATTAATACCTTGGAAATCGGTTGATGCTTCTTTAGTATACATAAAAGCACCAGCTGTTGCTATATCTGCTACACCAGCAGCACCTATTTCATGAAGTGAAAAATATATTTCTAATTTATAACCATTACTAGTAGCACCTGCCATAGTAATATTTCCTGTATCTGCTAATACAACAGACCCTGCTTTGATTCTTATTCTTAAATTATTATTATTTTGTGAAGAAAGAGTTCCAGTTATAATAGCATGGTAAGCGTCCCCTTTTGTAAATCTATTAGCAGGAACTGATAGTGTACCTACTCCCCCACCTATTAAACTTAATTCGGATGTTGTATTAACAATAGGAGTACTAGAACCAGTTTGATTAAATAATCCATAGTTATTTCCGGGGACATAGATCATATTATTCAGTGTGGTGTATTTTGTTACACCACCTTGTACTGCAGCAAATAATTCTGTTCCATCTAATGTACCCGCTGGGGGTAATCCTGATATTGGTAAATTAGGCATATCCTGTTATTAAAATTTTACTTCCGTCTTCTTGTTCTAAATCAAATAAATCTTCTTGTAATAACACACCTATAACTTGAAGAGTTAAGGGTTTTGGTCCTTTAGGTTGATCATTTAACCAATTTTGTCTTGCAAGAGATAAGTCATAGATATATTGATTATATTCTTTTACCTGTTCGTTTAATTGGAGTTTACTAATTCTATCCAATTTAACAAACTGAGGCCATGATATTTCTTCAAAGATGTTCATTCTCCTTTACGCTCTTGCCATTCGTAAGATACACTATCTTTTTCAATAGGACCACCTTTAGCCCAAGTTCTACAAGTACGAGCTGAATGACATTTGAAACTGTGCATCCAACAATATCCTAATCTACCATTATCATCTGATAAAGGTCCAGGCATACAATCTTCCATTCTTGGGGAAATATCAAAAGCGGCACAATTAGCACATAAAGATTGTTTAGCAGCTTCAACTGTTGTATCCCAATGTTCTGCTAATTCATCCCAAAAATCTCCAGGTTCATCAACATTTAAAGGACCATATTTAATATAATCGGCTTTAATAGCTGAGTCTCTATTTCTGGTGTTAAGTTCTAAGTCTTGTGTGGGAAGAGGACAAGCCATCGCTGCTTCGTATAATTTTCCTTCAGCTAAATATTGTTTTAAGTCAAAAGTGTCCATATTATTTTGTTTTTCCCCATTTAGTACCTTTACCAGGTGTTTTACATTGAGCAGGTGTAGGACGGCATGATGGGTATTTGGAGCGTTTTTCTCCTTCTTCACGTCCACATGCTTTATATCCTGTTACTTTACCATCTTTTCTGATTGGTGCATTACAATCAACCCATCCACCTTTTTTACCAGGTGTTCCTTTACGTTTAAACCAAGTGCGGAGAGTTTCTTTTACTTTTTCTTGGATTACTTCTTCTTTTATACCTTTCCAAATCATTCCTTTGCGGCATTTTACAACAGCGCCGGATTTGTAAGCAGATGGTTTGTCGTATTTGCGGTCTGCAATACGAAGACATCTGTCACGTTTTTTCTTTTCTTCAGAAAGAACTTCGTTGATAAGTTTATCCAATCTATCCATCACCAGAATCCTGAAAAAGATGATTTTAATCCGAGTAATTTAGCGTATCTTGGTAAGCGACATGACCAGTAAGATGGTTTTGTTCTATCTTTTTTATTTTTACAATCGTGACGTGCAGCAAATGCTCTACGTGCTTTTGGATCGTTTATTTTAGCAGACATACCTGCTTGTCCAAAAGATACTTTTTTAACTTTTCCTTTATCTCTAACGTAAACGTAGAATTTTTTAGATCCACCACGTTTTGGTTTTCCAATTGGTGGGGTTTTCTTTTTATCTTCAGCTTCTTCAAGCTCTTCTTCCTCTAACATAGGTAGATCTAAAGGAACTTTTTTACCTTCATACATTCCATAGTTACCTAGATCAGTTTCCTCTAAAATTTCTTTATCATCGTCATTAACATGAATTACTTCACGTAAATACAATGAACGAGCTTCTGCCCATAAATTAAGGAACGATTTGGAACCATATCGGAACGTGTTTTCGGTAAGTGGGAGTTTATTTTCCACGTGATAACGCAGATTTTCCGATAATATTTCCTTTGGGGCTATACTTTCGTTTAAGATAACGCCAGCGTTACCTACGTTTTCACAAGTGTTACAACCACAGCTACATTTTTCTTCTGTAACATGGTGATATACTTCTTGGATGAGTTTTTTAAGGCGAGTCTTGTCCATGATAATAAATATTAATTGAAAGAATCGTACTTTAATCTTACGACATTACCTTTTAAATCATCACTATCTTTTCTGAATAATGATTTTTTGGTTTGGAGGAGTGCTCTTAAACCTCTTGTTTTTCTTCTACTTTTATCGTGTCTAATATTCAAAATAGGTTGAGCGTTATCGGCAATAACATCTTCCATAGTAACATAAAGTTTACTACAAGTTATAGTCAATGTATCTCCTTCTACTTTAAAATCACCAGGTCTCCAAGTACGAACAGCAACAGGAACATTATCGTTTCCAAAAATAACTTGCTGTACATCTTGTTCTGGTAGGTCATCTACAATAACTCCTGAAATGGGTTTATCTTCTTTTTTATTGTACATTTTGATAATAACCTTATCTTCATTTCCTCTTGCATCAACATAAGGAACATAAGATACAGCATCACCTAATTTACCTGTAACAATAGCATCTGCTAGGTTTGCTACTTCATTTTTGAATCGTACATCAGCAGATTCCCAATATATTGCATTATCTTTTTTTAAAGATAAACCTCCTATTTTTTTCTCACCATCATAGAAATCAACATCTGATTTTGAATAGTCTGAGGTTTCTAGTCCAGTACCAACTGCTTTTGAAATGTTTGGGTATTTGACTGATTTTTTACCATCAGTTATGATAATATTTTTAGGACCACCTTCTAAAGCAGTATTAACATTGTTAATGAATATATCTTCATTATCTAGACCTGCAGATCCTGTTCCTTGTTTTTCACTAGGTTTAACACCAAATTTAACATCACCATAATAGAATTGTCCTATAGAAGAAAAACTAGATGGGGTTGGATCATATTTAATATCTGTACCTGTTTTAGTTTTAATAGCTTCGATTTTATCAACATACGATAAACGTTCAGAGCCAGGAACCAAAACATAAAAGTTATATCCTGAAATTTTGAAGTCTTTATCTTCAAGACCTAATTCACTTTTAAGGATATTCATGATCTCTTCAGCATCTTGACGTTTATCCTCATCTAAAAGATGAAATTCACCCTCAACGATTTCACTAATCATTTGGCTAAGAAAGTTAATATCCTGATCATTTTTCATGTCAGGATATCCTTTTGGAAATTTGTAAGATACGCTTCGTATAAATTGTTCTAAAATATCCATTATGCTTCTGCTGGTGTTTCTTCTGGTGTTTCAGCTGCTGGGGTTTCTGCTGGTGCTTCTGCTCCTGGAAGTTCAGCTCCTAAATCAGCGGCTCCACCTTCAGCTCCCATTTCTGCTCCTTCTTCTGCTTTAGCACCATAGCGTAAAATATTTGCTATAGACATAGCAGCTCTTTCTTCTTCAGGTAAATTAAGTAGGTAATATTTTTTACCTTCTACCTGTGCAACCCAACTACGTTTACCATAGATCAAATAAAACAGTTGTCCGTTTTGTAGATTGATTCTAAATGTAGAAGGACGTGGTGCAACCCAATCAATTGATGCTACAAAGCTATCATATTCTGGGGTTAATAGGTCAACGATAACTTTTTTAAGCTCAGGGAATTTGGTCAATTCATCATATTGAACTGCCTCTTCAGGTGTTACTGTCATATTTGAGTACACCTGCTTGGTTAAAGCCTTGAGTCTATTTACAAGTTCTTCGCGTGTCATTATTTATTTTTAAGTTTAGCTAGAATAGCTTCTTTAATTTTCTGTGCTTGTGCTGTGGCAATACGACCTGCTTTTTCATCAGACATTCCTTGAGCTTTTAAAGCATCAAAAATTTTACCACGTTTTTTGATTTGCTTTTTTGACATTTCGTCAATTGCCCCCTCTTCAGAAGCAACACCTACCATAGCATCAATTTGAGGTTCTTGTAATTCAAATTCAAGGTAGTGTTTTGCTGAGGAGATCATGTTTTTAGCAGTGGTAATTTTTGACTGCCACCATCCAGGAAAATCAACTTCTTGAGGACCTTCAAATTGATCAACCATTTTATACAATTCCATAGCGTATTTGCCTATTTTGTATAATTCAGCTTTAATCATATGTGGCTCATCATCTGTGTGGCCTAAATCAAGATCTTCTTCTAATTCTTCTCTATAACCTCTAATGTCACCTTCATAATCACCACCTGCAGTGTCTACAATGTCGGCTTGGATATTATCCATCCATTCACCCCAATTTTTACCATCGTTTCTAACAAGGTCCATAATTAATGCTAAAGCATCTTCTGGTTGATATTGGATCATGGTTGAAAAGTAGTCTTCGATTTCGTCAGTTACTCCTTCTTTCAGATCAACTCCACGAGCTTTTAAAATATCGGCTTTAGTTACTTTGCCGTCTCCGGTCAAATCAGGAAATGATTTTTTCTTTTCTGTTAAAGCATCAATAACCATTTCTCTCAATCTATTATTTTCCATTGTTTCTTCGGGTTGTGGTTCTTCAATGTTGTTGGCTGCTTGTTTTTTTACTTGATTTACAGCAGTACCATAAGCTACATTTTCGGCATTTTTACCATACTTACTAACTAATCTATCACGACGTTTTGGATCATTTACGATTGCCAAAAAATTGTCATAGATTTTTTTAGATTCGTCTGGTGAAAATGCCTCATGTAGTTTCATTTCTTAAGCTTTGTCTTCTGCAGTTGATGTCTTTTTGAAATCTGCTGCAAGTTTTTTAATGCTATTAGCTGCACTACGTGCACGTCCGCGAGCTGCTTTTGATGTTTTAGCGTGCTCAGCTTCCATAATAGCAACTTGTTCTTTGATTGCGTCTAAAAGTTGTGTTGTGTTCATAGATTTTATTAATTATAGATTATTAAATATTAGCCTTCTCCACCACCAATATATTCGCTAACGAAAAATTTAAGTGTGTTTCCGACTTGTGTTTCAAGTTTTTCATTGCCCATTCCTTTTGCAATCTGGAATGCTTTCATAAGATGGTCCATAAGATCACCTTCGGTACCTTCCATGTCAGCAGCGATATCTTCTAAACCACCGGTAGGTGCTTCTTCAGCAGGCATTTCTTCATCTGCAGGTATTTCTTCTTCAGTGTCAGTTACTTCAACGTCTTCAACGTCTTCTTCTTTATCTTTTTTAGCTTCATCTAAGAATCCACCATCAGCATAAGCATCCATCATATCTGCTTCTTCTTCTCCTGGGTCATTGTCCTCGTAAACTGGGTCATAGTCTTGGGCTACAACAGCGGCACCATCTAATTCAGCAACGATCATTTCTTTGATTTTTGCTTTTAAAGATGCTTTTTTATCATCTTTCATATCTTTTTCTAGTGCATCGATATGTTCAGCATCATCAGCTTCAGCATCCTTATAATATTCGTTTTCGTTTAACGATTTGATAGAAGGATTTAAGTTCTCAATAGCTTTGTTTTCCTTTAAGAATTTTTTTAAGTCAAAATTATCCATTATTTCTTCTTGTTATTTGTGTATAAATATTCGGAAAGTAGTGTTCCTATCACTCCTGTTTTCTGTCTGATAAAAGACCATTCATCTCTTACCAGATGATGTGGTTCTTTAAATGATATACCTAATACACCAATTAAATGATCATCTAAACTATATAAACCAAGCATACAAATAGATTTGGTTCCAAATTGTAGAGTTAAATGTTCTAAACCATATGTGTCTTCAGCTGTACTTACGTCATCAATAGCCAATTCTGTATCTTTATAAATTTTAGCTAATACTCTAGGAAATAGAGATACTGGGATGTTTTGGAATGTATGTTGAATATTTGGAGTATTTGGGGAAGTTTTTTCATGAAAAAATGAAAACTTCTGAATTGATTTACCTGTAGGGTAAAAATGGCCTCCGTTATGGAATTGAGCTAACCAAATACGATCACAATTGAGTTCCTCCATTATAGCATCTAATTGATCTTCTATTAAATTAGAGGTTTCAAGGGCTTCACGTACAGGAGTTTTTTCTTCTTTTTTCTCCATTTTAAGTTTTACCCAATTAACTACAATGGGGCCAATTACAGCAGTAATTAACGCTACAAATATAGTTTCAAGCATTACAATAGTTTCCATTATTTTTTTAATGAATTTAAATATTTGATTACATCATCCAAAGACTGTTGAGCCTTTTCTCTGTCTATTCCCCCAACCCATTTTTGCACTTCACCATTTTCAGAAACATACCCATCAGCAGTATCCGCTAAAATAGTTTCAAACCAATTTTTATATTCTTGTATTTGTTGATCAATTTCAGCATTAAATGTTTGATTAGTATAATCTTCCCAAGTGCCAGCAATTTTCATCTGAGTTTCGGTTTTGGTTCTACAATCTAAACATTCGTTATATGCTTTAAAATAGAATGAATCTAACTGTTTATCCATTATTTGTTTACACTTAGGGCAAAACAATGGAACAGCTGCTTTTTTAATTTTATCTAGTTTGGTGATATTTTCTTTGATACCATCTCGGATAGTCCAAGTTTTACCTCTTTCTTCCCAAACATCGCCTTCTTTGTGATCTTCTCTTACTTCACCACTATAACCAATTCCCATAGTAGTGCGATCACCGTGTTTACCTTTTACAAGGTTACGTAAACGTTCTACATCACGTTTTTGGAATTCTTTTTTTAGAACATTATCTTTCATTATAACCCTAAATCTTTTAATTGTTTAATAGTATTAGCTGCTGAAGTGTGGTGGATACCAATACCTCCTTTAGCAATCCAGCTTTCAATAGTATCTTCTCTATCATCTATCAAAATACGATTTTTACCTGAAAATTCTGGTTTAAGTTGGGCTTTTCTAAAATATACATTTTTTGCCTCAGGTAATTCTCTTTCTACCCATTCACGTTTTGCTATTTTAGAGCCTGGATCTAATGAGGGGGCTGTTAAAACATATGGCTTGTATGGAGAAATATAGTTCCAAAGAGTTTTACCATCTGGCATCCAAGGTAAGTTTACCCAATAATCATATTCTGTTAAACCTTTTTCCTTAAGACTTTTATCTAATAGTCTCCAGAAATCATTTTTATCTTGAACGTCATGGTGTTTTGTACTTTTACCAGTTAGTTCTTCATATCCTTTATCGAAGTCAACTAATACACCATCCATATCACAAAAAATGAGATACTTTGGTTTGATTGCTTCGTATAAATCTAATAAATTTGGCATTTTGTAAAGTTAGAATTTTGGCAAATTTAATGCAGGTAGCCTACGTCTCCAAAGATCCATTATTTCTTCTTTTTGTTCAGGTGTAATATCTTGAGCATCTAAATATGTGTTGATCACATCTCCAAATGGACGTTTGTCTTTTTTAGCGCGAAAATACATTCCTTGTAGATTAGCATCTATTTCCTTTTCAAGTTTGAAATAATCCGCTCTAGGTAACATTTCCATGTCTATCATTTGACGGATAAACATATCATCTTCCATCGTTTTATCTGGGTTGGAGGTAAATCCTTCACCATGAGTTAAATGTTCAATTTCATGGCGGATAACATCTTTCAAGTTCATTGAAATTTCTTCCCAAAATTCAGGGAGTTTTTTAGGATCTATTTCAAAACGTACTTGGATGTAATCTTCAGTATCATCAGCACCACCATCTACATTTAATTTTCCTAAGCCAGGAACTACTGAAATGTTAGCGTCTATTGAGATTTCTTCGTCTCCAAAAGGGAATGATTGTTCCAAACGAGATGCTAAAGCACCATTGTTAATATCTTCTCTCCATTGTTTAAAGATAGTAGAGGATATTTGGTTTGATATTTTATCGTAACGGCCTTCATTTAATACACCTTCAGTAAGTGTATCTGTCCAATTACGAAAAGTCATATTTCCTTTTTCGTATGCTTCTCTTTCGATTTCAGGTAAATCACCTTCCTCGTTTGTGTTTTGAGTAGTAATACCTTCTAAACGACCATCACAGTTTTGCATATGATGAACCATTTCATGCGCGTATGAACGCATAACATCTTTTGGATGACGACCCATAGTGTAAAGTACTATAACGCGTTCATTTGGGTTATAATATGCTGTTTTACCGAAGAAATTTTTAGCGTTTTCAGCATCATCGTTTACAAATTTCACTTTAGGTAAAGGACGAATATTCATGCCTTTATCTAACATATATTCTGTAAGTGATTTAATCATTGGAGGATAGCTAAACTCACTAGGTTCAGCATACATTTCTTCAATAGGGGTTTTTTGAAGAATAGACCAAACTTCTTCTTTTTCTTCATCTGAAAGTTCAGTTGGGAGATATGATTGGAATCTTTCTTTTTCTCCACCAATTAAGGCAGCACGTGTATTTGTACCACTAATACGATTTTCACCTT